AGGACAATTAAAGGTCTAACGGTGTTTTCAGGTAATTTTGGAAACGCACCTTCTTCTTCTAATGTATGCATTAATGTACGAATCAACGGTAGCTGAAACTCTTGGGAAAGTACAGAATAAATACCGCCTAATTGTTTTTCTATTGCCTGAGTTACTAATCTAATTTCTTCCGCCGTAACTCGTTCAGCTTGTCTTATCGTATTTTCGGTAAGGAGAAAACTAGAAGAAAGCCTTTCGGATATTTGTTGTATCGTAGAAAAAGCAATACCGAAATCCGCTTGTTTGTTAAGTTGCAACGTCGATATATCATTTGCTACTCCTTCACGTATAGCACCGTTAGGAGATTCGGCAAGTGTCCTTGCACGAGTTACTCCATTAGGATTGACAAGGAATAAAATCTTAGCCGCCGCCGCACTACCTTCTACAATTGATTGCATCAAACTTTCAAGGGATTTAAGATCGCCCATAAATTGTTCAACGTAAGAACGACCGTATGATTCACCGTCTGTTCTATGCATTCGCAATGCAATGTAAGGTAAAGTATTTTTAGAATAAGTGCTAAGTGTTCCGGGTATTATTTGTTTATTAATTTCTTGGTGTACTTCGTAAGTACCGTCATCCATTAAACACACCGATGTATATAAATCAACTACATCATGAGTTTCTGTCATGTTTTGTACAGCAATTGCTTGAGCTTCTTCTGGTAAAGTTGACGCAGAAACCCCTTCTTTTATTACAATTTTTTTCACATTACCACTAGGATCACGTTTTAAACAATACTGATCTAATTTGTACAAACGTAAATTACCATCTTCTGGTTGATGTAACAAAGCATTACCAGCTACAATTAAATGTTTTAACGCTTCAAACGTAACAACTCGAACAGCATTCATTTCAATGGCTTGCATTAAAATACGTTCCATTTCACCTAACGCTGCATCTAGTTCTGTACGTACATCGTCCATGCCAGCAATTTCTTGTAAAACCTTTTGATCAGGTACAAGCCTAAAGAAAGACGCGTTAGCAGGTAATAAACTTAATAACAGGTTAGCCGCAAGGTTGTTGACGCCTTTGGCTCCTAAAGATTGGAAAGGGGTGGCGTATTCTGTAGAATGAGAATAACCTTCAGGAGGTACTAATGTAGGTATAGTTAATAAAGAAGCATCTCTAGCTCTAATTAAATAACTATGTCTTTCAGTTTCTAAATAACTGTATAAAGACTGGGCTGATTGTTTCATAATATATCCTAAGTAGGAATGTTAACGCCTTCTCCACCAGAAACATTTGGGGATAAAGGTATTATTAATGAGTATTTTCCTCGACTTTTTCGCAACGCTGCACGATCAGTTGCCGAAACCGCTGAACCACTAGGACTGCTAGACGCCATGTATTGAGCTACTGGAGCCGGTGGCGGAGCTACTGGTGGTCGTGGGGGTTCTGGGGGTTGTGGCGGTGTGCCTCCTCCTCCGCACATAAGCATTCTCCTTTATTTTTCTTCTTGTCGATTTGCGTGTTCAATTAAAAAATCAATAACAGAACGTTGACCGGATCTCCACCATATTTCTCGTTCAGACATATTTATAGTAGGACATTGATGAGGAAAGCGTTGTTCTAAATCTCTTAAAAGGTCTAGCGGTATATTAGGTATAGTATCCATAACTTCAAGAGTTCCTTTCGCAATCTGTATCGCCGCAATCATTTGGACCGCAGTCGCAAGGTCCGTGAGATTTTACGTACGCTGCTAATAAACAACTGTAATTAATAATATCTAAAATAGTATCTTCAAATTTTTCATCAGCGACTTCAAAACTACCGCTTTCAGAAAACGTACTAAGACGGGAAAATTTATCTGTCATTCGTACAAGCATGCCTTTTACAGTAGTAGTAATCCCCATTTGTTCGCATCGTACAAAATTAGCAAAAGGTTCTAAACCTTTTTTACCAGCGTAATCACAATTCTTTTTGTAAGATAGTTCTCGTGCATTATCGCACAAAGTTTTGTGGAACTCTAAATATTCTTCACGATTCATTTTGGACTCCATAAATTGACACATTTTTTCTTAGTGTCGTATTCCGAACAACGTAAAATTCTAGCCACCCTAGCTTGAATTAATGCTTCTGGTTCTCCTAAACCAGCAGTTTCATAGGCATTTATAACTGTATTCCATGAGGCATCTTCTCTTAACATGCGTTCTCCACGTTTAGGTCCAATGCCGGGACATCCTGAATAACCATCTGTAGTATCTCCAGTCAAGGTTTGTAATAAATGATTAAAGTTGGCTTCTTCTTCACTAATCGTATACACCCCTAAATCAGGTTTATCGGGATTAAAATGCTGACCCGGAACAGTTTTTAGGTCTTTATCTACTGTTAATATTATAGTATTTTCTTCTTTTGTACCTAAAATACCCAACACGTCGTCAGCTTCTAACGTATCAATCATTGCGGTTTTATAGGTGTCTATAACATAATCACGTAATGGCACAAAAATAACAGGTTTCCTACCTTTTTTACGGTTTTCTTTGTAAGTAGGTAATACATCTTTACGCCAGTTATTATGTATATCAGACAGGGTTACAATAACTTTATCAACGTTAAGTAAATTTTTAAAATACCTCATCCGTACATCTAATTTTGCCGAGGCTTCTTTTAAATCGGCATAATAACCCCACCAGCCTTCACCAAAATCCACGGCTTGTTCACAAGAAGTTGCTTCTCTATGTATAAATATATCGCCATCTATTAAAAGAGTTTTACTCACTATCTTTTCTCCCGGTTTCTGGGTTAGCTGTTACTGATAAATAACCTAAAACCATTAAGCCTATAACGGCGTGATGCGGTCCTGATAATCCTAAAACCATATTATTTATAGATTCTGTTTGATCACTTGCCGCTAAAAATACCATAGAATCAAATCGATCCTGCAACTCATCAATCATTTGTGCAGTTGTTATATATGCCAAAGGGTTGTCATCAGGTGTTTTACTCATAGTCTATCCTTTTTAGCTTTTTAAGTTCGTTTAATAAATGCTTACGCATAAAACTATGAGGAGGGTAACCTTGAATCTTTAGTAAAATCACCGCTTGTTGATGTTTTTCATGTAAATATTTTAAAATAATTTTAATTAATGAGATAGCGTCTTCTCCATATACTGCCCAGATGTAACTACTTCTAGAAGCTTTATTAGCACGTTTACTACGTTTTTTAACATTGCCTCCAAACATTTCTTTAAACACATACAAGGTATGAGGGTAGGTACTTTCAATAGAAATTTGTGGTGTTTTGTGATAAGTAAAGCAACCCTCTCCATCTAGATAGCCAGCACAATAACTTAAATCAATGGGTTTCAGCCCAATTGTTTCCGATTCTGTATTCAGCATCGAGTTTGCAACGGAATCCATATTCGTCCCCAGATTGACGCATGCATGATACAACAAGTCTTCCCAAATCATCAGCAAATTCCTCCAATACCGTGTACTGAATCTCATCATGAACATGGGCTACTTGTTTGACTTGCCATTCTGTAGGTATTATTTTATGAGCAAGGACAGTAGCCTTCTTCATAAGTATAGCACCGCAACTCTGCAAAATAGTATTTAAACTTGCATGTGTGTAACGAATAGGTATAAATCTACCATCTAATCCTCTTATACAAGAAGGATGCCTTTTCTGTACAGTAGATGCGATATCTTCCTGTAATTGTTTTAATGCAGGAGTGTGTTTTAAAAACCGTTCTTTTAATTTTTTACCATCAGCTCGTGATCCTCCAACAATGCTTCCAATTTTTTCATTACCAGCACCATACAGAAAACCATATATAAATGTCTTAGCCATATTTCTATTAGGTAAATTGGCGGCTTCCATGTTTCTACTGTGTATATCACCCTCTACCACTTCTTTTGCATAAGCACCATCATCATAAGGATGTAAAAAATGACTCAAACATCTTAGCTCTAATCCAGACATATCTATACCAACCATTTTTCGACCTTTACCGGCTTTAAAAAGTTCGCGACATTCTTTACCATACGGTGAGCGTACTCCCGGAATTTGACCAATATTAGGTTGACGGTGTGTGCAACGAGATGTGACGGTTCCTAAATGGTTAATTCGTCCATGAATTCTACCTTTTTGTTCTAATTTTAACCAAGCTTCATCACCTTCAGCTAATTGTGCTATACGTTTTTGAACTAATAAATTTTCAGCTAATAACTTTGCTTCTGGATAATCTAAATTTGCTAACACTTTTTCATCAATTTTAGGTTTGCCTGTTGTTGTGTATTCTCTAGGATTCCAGTTGTATTTATTGATAAAAGCTTCTGCAATTTGATCTCTAGAATTAGGATTAAAATATATAGTTTCAGTTTTATTTGGACCGCGTTGTATTTGAGAATCTTTGTATCCAGCTTTTTTTGCTTCTGTCTTTGTTTTAAAAGTTAGTACATCAGATAGGATCATGCCTCCATGTATGGTAGCGTCTGTAGATTCAACAAACCAAAACTGCGGAGTTTTCTTTTCTATCTCTGTAGGAGGAAAAACATTCTGTAACTCCATACCAATTTCATGACGACGTGCCGATAATTTTCCATAAAGTTTAGCCGCCTTTTCACAATCAAAATTAATACCGTTTATTTCTTGTTGTCTTAAAATTTTAGCAAAGTCGTGTTCAGTTTTTACAGCATGTTCTGACGGTGACCAAACATGAGTCATTGCATAATTTAATAATTCTAATGTTAAAATTACATCAGTTACACAATAATCTACCATTTCTTTTGACCAATTGTCCCATACTTCTGCTCCACCTTCTTTACCAAACGTACCTTTATGCACACCTAAACGATGTCCCCACGCTTCTAATGAATGACGCCCAATTAAATTTCTAGGTAAATTACTAGCATTAACAGATATACATTCAAAGTCTTCTGTTTTAATATCTGGAAAAGTCATACGTGATAAAATTAAAGTATCAAGTACCTCAGCAGATTTAAACTTTGGATATAATTTTTCAATTGCTGGTATGTCAAATGCTAAAACATTATGACCAATTAGTACATCAGCAGACGCAAGATATGCAATGCCTTGTGCAATGCTTCCAGAATTATTTGTAGAAAAATCGTCAAAAGTTTTTATTTCCTCGGTTTCACGATCCATTGCAACAATACAATGAATAGTATCTAACCCGGTTAAATGTACCCAATCCGTTACAGCGTTGGTTTCAATATCGAATACCAGTTCTTTTTTCGAGTTCATGTTTTACTTTCTCCCAATAAACATTACTTGATTTATATGGACCTTGTGGTCCTCCATTATGCAGCTTGCAAAGAGTTTCGTAATCTCCTGAAGAAGCATACCTGTCCCAATAACTAATCATAACCGCTTCAGCATAATATGGATCATGCACAGTCTTATTTAATTTTTTTAAATTTGGACAATGCTCTAACGCATCATGCAAATAAGCCTCTGTAATTTGATACGCACCGACTTCGCCCGAAAGACCCACAGCATAATTTGGATTCTTATGACCACCAGTTTCAACCGTTCGTATACTTTGAAACAATTCAAAAGGGTACGTCAACGCCAATGTTTTGCCCAACGGCGTCTTCAATGAATTCACTAAGTCTGCCAGTAGTGGGTTCATAGCTAAGTTTTCCTGCTGGACCGGTTGAGCCGGTGTAACGATTTTTAATGCATCGTAACTGGGTTTGGTGAACGTTAACTTCGGATTGTAAATTTCTTTCAGCAGCGATAACGATATCGCATAACTGGCTAATGCTCCCAGACCCACGGAGATGGCTAAGAGAGACTTGAATGTCGGCGTCTTCATGACCACGATTTCCTTCCAAGCGTTTTAAATGCGATACTACTATTAAAGCAATACCTAGTTCTTCAACCATAGATCGCAATGCAGTCATTACATTGTCTATCAATCTACGCTCATTAGACCCACCTGAATCGCTCGCAGATATTCCGGATACGACGATAGAAATGTGGTCTAAAATAATATGACGAATACCTTCGTAGGTAACCATCTCTCTAATCTTACTTAACAGTTTATCAGTTCCCATTGATCCAAAATGATCGTAAAAACCAATGCGTTCGTTATCACCATTTTTTAAAACGGCTTCATACGCTTCTCGTTTTTTGTCCACAGTAATATCAGGATGTTCTTCCCAAAGATGTGGAGGAACATTTAAATACATTCCCATAAAACCTTTTGCACTTTTCTTTACAGATTCTTCCAACGCAATGTAACCAACTTTTAAATCTTCGTTGATCCACTTGTACGCAATCTCTCTACAAATTTGAGATTTACCTACGCCTGTTCCCGCACATAAACAAACTACTTCACCAATACGGCAACCCATAGTTATATTGTTTAATTCTGCCCACGGGTATTCAACAGTTTCAATTTTTTCATCTTGTTTTACAATGTCCCAAAGCTCACTACCATATACAATACCTTCAGGACGATATGGTTTAGAGTTCCAAATACTTTGTACAATCTTTTCCTTTTTCCTTTCTCTATCCCCATCTTC